TAGTTAAAGTATCAGTTGTAGCTCTACCTACTAGTGTATCTGTAGATGTAGGAAGAGTTAAAGTTCCAGTATTAGTAATAGTAGAGATAACTGGAGCTGTAAGTGTTTTATTAGTTAAAGTAGCAATGCTATTAGTAGTAACTAAAGTACCAGTTGTAGGTAGAGTAACATTCGTATCTCCAGTTGTAGTCAAAGTTAAACTATTAGCTCCAGCTGTAGTAAAATTTGATGCTAAAGATATTGCATTAGAATTTATAGCAAAGATACCATTAATATTGACAGCTGAAGATGATAATTGAAGAACAGAATTATTACCATCTCCATCTTGAACAGTCTGCAATGAAGAAGACATGCCGACATTATTTAAACCAATTTGTAATAATTGTTTATATGTTACTTTCGGTAATAAACTAGTTAAAGTTGCCATTTCAAACCTATTTATTTTGAATTACATGAAATGTTAAAGATGGAGTACTACTATAAGATGATGCAATAAATCGAATTGCAGTTACACAGACTGCTAAATCAGAAAAAAATGTAGCTGATTTAGAAGCAAATGTAGTATCAGCAATATAAACTGGAGTTATAGTCGAATCGAAAATATCATCCATTGTTAATTGAGCTGAAACATTATAGGTCCCTGAGGCTGCTGAAACTCCCATTCCCACTTTAAATCCGCTTGCTCTAGGTTCGACTGGAATTCTTTGAGTTGCAAATGTATTTCCAATACCTACTTCAACATTATTAGTACCTTCCGTTGTATCATTAGTCACAGATGATACAGTGTAAAAATAATTAGTAGTAAATACTGTACTGTTATTAACTCCTGTGACAGTTTCTGAAAGTGCAAGGCCGTCTGGATCAGTTCCAACAATAGTAAAAACATCGGAAGCTATATTAGCAGAACTATATACTCCAATTAAATGTCCTACTTTAGTATTAGAACCATCTCCTGCTGTATAAGTACCGCCAGATGCTAATGCTCCATTTAATGTCATTGCAGTATTAGCTGTTGTATGTTGTGATTGAGCAAGGCCGTCTCTATCTAACGCAACACCGGTTACATACAGATGTTGGCGATATAATGAACGTAGTGAAGTCATTTTTTATTTTCCTCATGTAGTGTTCGCTGTTTACAAACAACGAACTTAGAATTTGTGCAGGATGTTTTAAATCTTCCTGCAAAGATAATATGTATTAACCGTAACTACCGCTGGTTAATTGAGAACTAATTTTAACGCCATTACCAACTACTAAAACTAAATAACTCGTTTGTTTGCCTGTATCAGTTAAACTTAAGGTACATGCGCCAGTAGCACTGGAAACACAACGAATACTTGTAGTTACTGCTGCGCCATTATTAATACTTAAACCGCCTGAAGCTACTGAGTAGCCTGTGGATGCGGCAGAAGCTAATGTTAAACCATCAGCAGCAGAAGATGAATAAACTTGAAATGGAGTTACTTTTGTAAGATTGTTTCCAGCTGCATCTTTTAATTGCACAGAAACTGTACAAACATTTGATGCTCCGGCAACTCCAGAAATTGTACTTTGTGAAGAATCAGGAGATCCGACTACTCCACCTGTAACATTACCTGTTACATTTCCAGTAACTGCTCCAACAAAACCATTAGTTGAAGTAACTGGACCTTTAAAATGTGAACCTGACATATTTATATCCTCTATAGTCTCACATCCATTTAAGTCGATTTGCGTCTATTTAAGTGGAACTTAGGGGGAAGTAGGCCATCATAGCCCACTACCCTAAGCTTATTACTTTTATGCTCCTGGTGAACCTACAACACATCTCCAATCAGCAAAGAACGTACGGAAACGTTCATATGCAGATACGATGATGTCTTTCGTTGTTGGATCTTTAAAGGAGTCAGTTGTTACACCTTGTCTTGAAGCTACTAACAAACCATTATCCGCATTCGTTGTAATAAAGAATGCATCAGTGTCGGTTAAACGTTTCCAAGGAATGATTTTTTTGACAACTGATTGACTATTAATAGCAGAAATATCATTGTCAGCCGAAGCTACACGATATTTAGAATTAACAATACGATCTGCTTCAAATCTTAATTCTTTTGGAACAACAAGATTCATAGTTTCATAATCAGACAATAAACCATCTGGATTTAAGAAACCGTCAACTAAAATTACCATTTGTTCAATAGCATCTTCAGAAATATCTAAAGTTACTGTATTTGAACTTGTGCCTCCTGCTTGGATTGGATGATCGGAAGCACATAAAGCTTTACCATCTGGGCCGGCCGTTGAGAATGCAGCATTCAACACAGCAGCCATTTGATAGTCTTTATTGTGAGCTAAAGCTTTAGCTTGTTCCTTACCCATTAACGGAATTAAATCTTCATAAAGATTGTCCGCAATAGCTTCCATCGTAACACGAGCAGATTTTTCATAAGTGTATATCGGCCAACGATATACCCAGTTTTGGTCAACGCTATCATAAGTAATAGCGGCGCCTTCATTTTTACGGGTAGCTAACCCCATACCAGCCAACTGTACTGCTTCATAAAAACCTTTTTCCGTTTTAGCTTCTTGGAAGATTTCGGAACCTGGGCCTTTATAAGTATCCTTATAGTGAGTAAGGATTTTGTCAATACCAAGTTGTAGTAACCGGGGCAAATTACCCGTAGTAACACGAGCTGAATTAGCCATTTAAAATACCTCTAAATTATGCACCTGCTGTACCAGTACCACCAGAACGTTCAGCATTATTAACCGTAACTAACACTGCTGCATTAGCGGAAGTTGGTGCATTATCTGCACGGTCTTCAAAACCAATGATTTTTAATTGCAATGTTGCAGTTGTATTAATAGTACTTGTGTCTAATTCCATAGTGGATAAGCCAGATACAGTATCCGCGTCAGTAATTGTAGTACCGCCGCCATTTCCGGTTATATTTGCGTTTAAACCTACATCGTTTAATGCTTGTGTACCGTCTGCTGTAATTGAGTAAACGTCCATGTTATTAGCAGGACGAACCATTGCATACATTGCAGTACTTGCAGGACGATGAGTTCTGTCTAAAGACATACCGGTTCCTTCGATGAAGTGCTCTAAGAACCCTTCAACAACACCATAAATTGCGTCACCAGCGGAAATCCGCGACACAGTTCTGACGACAGGACCACTGCCGATTGAACTTGCGGAACCTGCTGTTTTCACTGCATCTCCACGACCTAAAATGGTCGAATCAGATGAAGGAATAACACACAATTCTAGATCTTGATCAACTTTTTGTTGATACATTCGAAGGCCGCCGTTTCTTATAACATTAGCCATTATCTATTCCTCTGAATTGTTTCTGTTTATATTATCTTCAGTGACTTCATTAAGTTTAACAGTTACGTTTTCACCTTGTCGAGTCACTTTTTTAGAAGATGATCTAAAATATCTATCTTCGTAATTTTTAACTTTTTGATTTTCATCTGCATGAAATTGTTCTTTAGATTTTCTCATCATTACGAATTGAGCACCGCCTCTGCCTGATCGAACTGCTGGAGATGGGCGTAATTTAGTATCTTCTTTTGATTTAGGAGCCGTTGAACGATCATCTAATAAATTTTCATCTGAGCTAACAATTTCCCAGCCCTTGTCTAAATATTTATCAATTCGATCTCCATTTGGATCCATTCGTTCGTCATAACGAACTTCTTTATAAATATGATTCGGATCTGCTTTTGTCCGTCTAGCTATATTATTAATTCTTAATGTGGGTCGAAAACTTTTTCGTAATTCGTCTTTTTGTAATTTTGTCATTTTAAATATCTCCGTCTGCTTTTAACTTTTGAACAAACTCTTTTACGGTATACTCTAAACCGGCTTTCGCCATAATTCGTTTATTAGCTTGGTACATATATTTTTGATCAGAAGATAATTTAGTAAATACTTTATCATCTGATTCTCCAACTACTTCTCCCATTGAGCGAGTTACTGAAGATCTAGAAGGAGTTAAAGAAGGTCTAGTTTTAATTCCAGTATTAACTAAATCTGGATATTTATTTTTCATATGATTTTCAATTTGAAACATTAATTCATCATATGATGGCATTGGCATTCCTGCTGCTTTATATCTATTAATAATATCAGCATCTAATGCTATTGCTTCTTGTTTTAATTCGGGATGAGCATCATTAAACCAATGTTTATTACGATCTACAAATTGATTAAATGCTACTTGTTGTTTATTTAAACCTTCTTTTAATAATTCTTGTTGTTCTTGAAATTCCATTTGAGATTTTTGTCTTGTCAAAGCTTCAATAGCTTGAATATTTCCATATTCACGAGCTTGATTTAATCGTGATTCAATTTCTTGTCTAGCTTTTTCTTTATGTTCTTTAATAGTATTATTGGTATAATTAACAATAGCACTAATTTCTTTATCTCGTTCATCTAATTTTTTCTTTAAAGAGTAAATTTGTTCTATCATCTCGCCTGTTCGAACGAATTCTTCTTCTGATTTATAACCTTTTAAAGAACCATGCTTAGCTTGATATGCTTCAGCACTTAAATGACCAGTTGATTTAGCTTTTTCTTTTACATCTTCAACTTGTTCTTCAATTTGATCTACTTGTTCTTTTAATTGATCTCGTAAATCTACTTGTTCTTCAGTAGATAAATTCTCAATTTCTTCATTTTCAAAATTACTTTGTTCTTCACTCATTAGACTTTACCTTTTTTAAATGCAACTATATCACAATCCCCTATTAAATGATATTTATCTTCAACATCTATTTTATAAGATTCATTAGGTATAAAAAATACCGTATCACCAATAACTGGTTTATCTCCGTCTTGGCCATATCTATCTGAAAATGCATGTCCAAAAGCATCTGGAGCCATTTTCAATATTTTTCCTTTCGAAATCGGTGTTTTTTTATTTTTAATTGAATCTGGAAGTGCAAATTTATTTAAAAATTCGTCAGAAACTTTAGTTTCAGCTTTGTATCGTGCTTTTACATGATCTTCAGCGTCGTCTCGTAATACTTCGACTAATAATCTACCTAAAAATGGTTGAATTTCATCTATCATTGGGAACTTTCCTCATCTTTATTTACATTTTCTATCATCTCAACTATAAAATTAAGTCCGTTTATATAACCAATAGCCTGACAATACTCTCTTTCTAATGCCGGACTAACAACTAATGCTCCATCAGTTAATTCTTCTTTAGCTTTTACTATTTCTTCTTTTATATCTTCTAATACACGTTGAGTCGTACCTAGATATTTCCACAATGCCTCTTCTGACATTATTCATTACCTTTAGAATTATCTTCTTTATTAACTTTAATTCTTGCAGTGGCTGCTTTATATGCTTCAATTTGAGCTAATGATTGTTTAACATTAGAATCTACTAAAGTAGCTTTAGCTTCTACTGATGTTTTCATTAACTTTCCTTGAGTTTCGATATCTTTTCGATTCGCGTCTTGTTGTTTAAGTTGTAATTTTAGACGAGCATTAATTTCTTTTTCTGCTTGTAAAGATGCTTTTAATTGATCCATTTGAATATTATGATCGAGTTCTTTACTGTCTAATTGAACTTGTAACATTTTTGGATCTGGCTTTTGACTTTCTTGTGGTACAATGAAAGATTGAGGATCTGGAATCTGAAGATCTGTCATTATACTTAAGATTAATGCTTCGATATTTAACGCTGCTGGAGCACTTTGCAATAGTTGATATTTAGCTTGTATCATTGCATATTTATGAGCTTCCGAACTCTGTGTTGGATCAGCAACTGGAACGATATCTAAACTTTCTTCATCAAAATCATCTTTATATACTGCTAAATTAGTGTCTTGAAATTTAGCATAAGTAACTTCATCGGCATAAATAGAATGAATATGAAACCACAATTTAAATTCTTTTTTAAGTGATATATATAATTTTTGAACAATTGGTTTAAATGCTCTAGTTCCTTGTTCAACCATTGCTAACATACTAGTTGCTGGAACATTTTGCATTTCAGCATCACCGACTAATATGTCTGAGATAAATCCCATTTCTTTGCCGGAACTAATTAATAATTGTAACAAACCTAATAATACTTGTGAAGGTTCTTTAAAAGGTAATGGGATAATATGTTTATTTGGATCAATATTAGGATTAATATCTAAAACTTGAAATTGACCCATCTTAAATTGTAAATTACGTTCTTTGGTTTTAAATGCCTTAGTTACAAATCCACCTTGTTGATTAGATAAGGTACCGGAATCTAATAATTGTCTAACAATAGATGTAATTGCTTTATTTTGATGTAATAATAAATAATTTAAACCTATAGAATAATACTTACCTTGTGGATCATCCATACAATGAAAATCAACAATATCAATTCTCGGTTTAATATAGCGAATTTCACCATCTTCAGGATTAACATCAATATCGGCGTATTCATATGCTGGCATTATACAAGCTGTTTTAGCTGAAGTTCTATGAACATAAACTTTATATGGTTCAGCATATCCATCATCATCTAAATCTAAATAACAAAATTGGCATAGAAATTCATGAACTGGCATGATTTCTCTAGAATCATTTTTTTGACCGTCATTTGTTCCATAATTTAAATCATCTAAATTTAAATCTAAAAAATAACCAGAACGTTGATATGATACCATGTCATTCTTAGTTAAATAATGACGTAATGTAATACGGGGAGCTTTTTCTAAGCAACTGATGTTATGATTAATGATCACATCTTCGGGTGGAATTAAATCTGAACAATTCTTTTTAGTAATGGGATCATAATACACTTGACGAAATGCAGTGCCCCATGAAGCTACGATATGACATAATTTATGAGTATCTTTTAGCCATGTATCCGATTCAACTAATTTTTCATAGTTTAAAAATGAACTTACTCTTTCTGCCTTGGCTTTCTTTTTATATTGTCCTGGCATAGGTTGTCCATTCATTGGATTCATAATTGGTTCATCTTCACCTAAAATAGTACATTCGCCTACTCTATCATTTCTAGTGATATGTTGAACTAATCGTGAAGCTAATTGAATTGTAGCAGGAGCCAATAAAGGATAAATAACTTTAGCAGAGTCTACAAAAGGAAAGTCTCGGCGTTCATTAGATCCTTCTGCATGTTTAATAATTTTCATCGCTTCTAAGTTAGTGCTTAACCAATCTTCTCTAGAATCTTGGTCTATTTGGTAACCTAAAGTAACATCTTCTGCTATTTTATGCAACTGGTCGTCATCTAATAATTCAGCGATATTAGGAGTATTTAAAAATTTTAAAAGTTTATCTATAGCAGGCATTATTAATATCCAGTTAAAGTATCTCTATTAGATTTAGTGAGTTTTATATTATCAACTCTATCTCTAGATTCATGGTCATTAAATGAAGTTGCAACCCAATCAAACAATGAAGTTAAATATTTTAAACAATCCATTAAATGGTCAGCTTGATTTTTAGCTGGTTTATTAGGATCTTTTGAATCATAACGGTAAATTCGTAATTCATTTAAAGTGTTTTGTAGAGTTGAAAATATCTTCAATTTACCACGTTCAAATAAATCTAAATTTCTCGCTATGCCGGCTTCTATTGAATTTTCACCTTCAGTTAAATCTAATCCTAAAGCACGATAGATATCGACTAACATTTGTCCACCGGCTTGTCTACCGCCACCGCTGGGATCTGATATTCCTGGTATCCATTCTCCTTTAGCTTTAATATTTAAAGCATGAATTGCCGGAATTTCTTCACCCCGGTAATATTCTGCATAGATATATAAATCATCCGTAGTTGGATCTTTAGCAGCCCATAAACAGGCAGTCTTATGCCATCCAAAGTCCATACCAAATGCTCTAGGCCAATAGTCTGGTATTGCAAATGGTTTTATAACTATTTGATCTTCATCTATAGGATAAATTTTACCTGAACCTAAGGATGGTATTCCTTTACGTCTAGCATCGCGTTCATTCTTCGGTATTTGATTGATCATTGTAGCCTGATCTTCTTTTGAAAGATGCGGTACTTGATCCCATTCTACTCTACAAATATATTGATCTGGGTTTTCTATTGGACTACCTTTATCAGGAAATTGTCCATTAGGAAGAAACTTTAATACTACCTCACTTAATCCTTTAAGTGGTGTAAAAGCTAACATTGCGATACCAGGTTCTTTAGTTTTCCCAATCCCCATTAATCGCATTAAACATTCCGTGTATATATCTTCTCTAGGTTCTTCATCAAACAGTATTACATCTACTTTTGCGGCTTGGAATTGTTCTCGTTGCATTTCATTAGTTTTAACAATTAATGAAACTGAACAACCACTTTTATGTTTAATGATTGCTGACCCAATAGCTCCGGGAGTTCCTGGCATAGCATAATAATCTATAATGCCAATTCCATCATTTTTTTCAGCTAAGGGTAATAATCCAGTCCCTATTTCTTCTCCAGCTTCGCCAAATAATAATCTCTGAGCTGAATCTCTAAATAATGCTCCTGATTCACCAATAATCCATACTGTAGTCGGTTTTTTAAAAACCTTTCCTTCCCACCACTCAGGATACATTCCAGTTAAATGATAGCAAAGTTCAACTAATGTAGTAAAACTTTTACCGGAACGATTACCTCCCATGTACACTCTAAATCTATGTTCCTTACCTTTTCGTAAGAATTCCATAGCTGGGCCATATAATTCTCTTCTTAGAGGTCCTGTATCTGGGAAAACTAATTTTAATTTATTATATTTATTATAATTAGAAATAGCTTGTAATGATTCTGCTATCTCTTCTAATTCAGCATCAGTTTTATTATTAAGATTGTTTAGATTCATCTGTCAACTGAGGAGTAATATTTATAATATCTAATTCTTGAAGTTTATTTTTAATAAATTCTAAACGTTCATCTCTTGTTTGAGCATTTAAAACATTCATATTTTGAATATTGATATTCGTTTGTGAATCTGAATTTTTATTCCATCCAAACTTCCTATTCATAAACGCTATCCAATAATTAAAAGCTTTATTATCTTGATTAGACATTAACTCTAATCCTTTTTGCTCCCACCACACTTCACACAGAGCTAATCCTTTTTCATGAGCTTCTTTTAATTCGGGTTTTTCCTTTAACCAGGTATAAAATGTTTCTTTAGATATATTCCATTTTGCATAGATCCAACTATCTTTTGCTCCATTAGCCATCATTTCTAACATCTCATTAGGCATTTGTTCACGATAGACAGTAGGTCTACTCATAGGTCATCCTATACTCTAACAGGAGCTTTTTTACCTGGAGCTTCTTCTCGACGTTGTTTTTTGGGATTCATTCCATCTTTACTAGCCATTATCGACCTCGTTTCTTAAAATATAAATCGAATAGTTTCTGTACGCTGTTTTTAATATCGGTTACATCTTCTTTTACTGGATCAATCTTATCAGATAGAATTTGTCTCATCTGATGTTCAGTCATTGCGGAATCAACTGCTGTTTCTAATTTTTCTATGCGTGACATTATACCCCTCACAAAATATGTTACCATCCCTATAATAATAGGCAATACTATAGATAAGACTGCTATTAATATATCCATATTAACTTAACTTCTTTTCAATAAATGTTTTAAGTATTGATCCTAAATTAATTTGGGTCATTACTTTTTCTAATGTTCTACAGGGTATATAACCCATTACACCCACCTTTAATAATTCTATAACTTGGTCCATCATTGGAGAAAGAGGTTTATCAAAATTCGGGGGAGCGTAACCAAAAAACCACGAACCTATGATTACCATTAGAAGAATCATTAAGATCGGTCTCCAGGTTCGTTCGATCCAAGAACCTTGAGTTAAAATTGTTGAAATGGCATTAGCAGATGCTGCAATGCTTTGAGCATCGGCATCATTTAATTTACCTACCATTTCCATTGCTGTTTGAATAGTTTTAGCTTGGTCGCCCTTGAATCCGAAGAGACCTGTAAAGAAGGAGGATAGACCGCTGATTAAAATTGATAGGAAGGGCATATTGATTAATTCTTATTATAAGTAGATTAGAAAACTAGATCGTACATTTAGTGCAGAGGATCTAGCCGTATTATGATGCCAGTGACAAACTGTCACCGACTGAAATTAGTGGGTTTTGACCTAGTGACCCAGTACACCGTGAAAGACTATTTTCCCTTGGAAATGTTAGGGTATGGTTTCAATCCCTCGGATTTATCATACCTTCTCGGAGTTCGTAACTCCAATCCTAGTATCGTTGTCTATTCATTCTCGAGGTGCGCCGTAAGATTCTTTCGACCCGAAGACCAGTTTCTAAGTCGGGGAGTAAGATCCATATACCAGGACCTTTCTACATCTACGTATTAAGTTCTTAGCTCAAAAGCTTTAACTGGCGTGAGAGTCTATTTCGAATCAGTAGAACTAGAAGTACTTGATGCATTTGTACTTGCAGAACTATTTACAACCATATCTACTACTTTACTTGTTACATAACGGTACATTACGTTACCGACTGCAACTCCAACTAAAAATACTACTAATGACATTATATTTACTCCATTTAAAATGGCAACTAAGGGTTGCCAATCCCCTACTTTTTTTTATTTATCTATACTTAAATTATTAGGTTGTAGGCACCTTTCTACATTGCGTAGACCGATCTTGTATTATAATTTCTAATAGATCAAGATCTGGGAAGAAACATGCTCTATTTCTAGAGCAGTACTCTACCTCAAAAAGATAGAGGTGATTCTGTAAGAAATTAAAGTAATTGTTTCTTACAAACTAAACAAATCATAGCTATATCCTTAGATTCTAAATAAGTTCCATCTTCAATAGCTTTAGTTATCTCTTTGATCTTGTATGGATCGAATGTTAAAAACTCTACCATCTCATGTTTACAGTTCATTAACTAATCCTATTAACATTGAAATTTGGTAACATTACTCCAATATTCTAGTATGACTAGAGTTTAAATAATAAAAAGGAACTTCCTGTCGCCGAGTTCCTGTAGCGTATAGCTTTCTGTCCCTGATATATTTCATTCTGACATTACCCAGCTATAAGGTATCCAATATTATTACATATAAGTATAACACATTAATTTTATTTGTCAAGTAATTTTTTTATTTATTTTCTTGATTTTTATTATTATAACATAATTTCATAAGATAATCAAGATCTTGTGCTATTAATTTTCTTTCTTCAAGATCAGATTCTCTATAAAATAATTGGATTAAATCTCTAAGACCTTCATATTCATCGAGTAAGGTCTTGTTTAATAAAGCTTTAGTTATGACTACTCGACAATCTAACTCTTCTTCTACTAGTTTAAGAGTATAATCAATGTCTTGTGGTGTTATTTTCATATGTCGATTCTCTAACTATATTTATTAAACTTGTCGATTTTTTCTAATAATTTAAACACATCTATTTTAACTACCTGATTTAATTAAATAAACTAGCTAAGTATAGTGCTTGGGTATGATGTAACTTATATTAACAATCCTTTAAGAATTACTTTTCCCTCCGGGTAGGCATTCTTTTCAGGATAGAATCCAACTAAGAATCCTTTGGCAAAAAGGGGGAAGGAATGGCTTAACTAGGAGGGTTTATAACCCAAGACTAACTAAGTAGTGTGGTGAGGGGTATCATTTCATACTATTAGTCATGCGACAATCTTAAGACATAACTTGTGACAAGATGATTAAGATCTACAATTATTATAGTTTATGTTCTACTATTAACAACAAGATAAACAATGCAATTAAACCAAAGATAACCATACTATATACCTACCTAACTATCTACAATATATCCCTATTACCATTACAATATAACCTAACCAACAAGCTATATCTACCTTTAAACCTATCTCTTTTATAGATGTCAGATAATATATACATCTATCTATTCATAATCATCATGACCCATATCAATAGATTGAATAGCACATGCTACTAAGTGCTTGGTTAATAAGGTATTATCACAGGTTCTTTCAGGAAGATTATGTATCACAGGAGGAAGCTCATTACCACAATACTGACAAGTCATAGTATCACCATATAAGTATTATCCCATAAACCAAGTATAGCACCTATTTGAGACAATACAATATCTAGAGCATAGTGATAGTAAGTGATGGAAAGTTAAAAGTATTTAGCTAAAACTATTCTTAACTAACCTAGCAACCCTAAGGTTGCGTAATTAACAACTGTTAAGTTATCAATTAACACTTAGTATCTTCCATATCAGCTATGCTGTTGTATAATCTGATTAAAACCTAATCAGTTGTCCTTGCTTATAACTTATTGATTTAACATAGAGTACTAAAACAATTAACACTCGCTGTCTTGATCGTTCTTACGTTCTATAAGCCTAACTTGATGACTTTTAGATAGATTAATATCGTCTATCCTATCACGACTTAAGAAGGTATGTACTGTCTTACTAATCTCATCCATAAGTCTAAACATCTCGACATGGCTAATGTACCTACATTCTTCATAGCTATCTCGAGTATAATAATCTTCCTTACCTCTAAAAGTAAGACTAATCTTAAGTCCTTCATACTTATATAACATATATACCTAATCAATTCTAATAATTATAAGGGTATACTTTAATTATCAGGTGTAGATTGAGTATCTTATAGGTACTGTATTTCGTCTATAAAGGACTTATAAGCATCTATAAGGTACTACCGCTCTCACGAGGCGTTGATAGCCATTACTGGCATTAATAGGCTTTATTTGCTTCAGGGACCTATAAGCCCTACCCTCTATAATGGGTAACTATAAATATCCTTATAAGCTAGGCACTAACTCTTGACTTACTCCTTAAGGTATGACATACTTAAATTGTAGTATCACATGACCTGTTTAAATATCGTTTACATCTGTGCTGCTATGTAAACTGTTCCTTAATGTCCTTCCTCTAGATTAACGAAGGCAAAGTATACCGACTTTAAGTATAGCATACTATTTCAAATTGTCAAGGAGGTTATATGAAAAACATAAATATATATTGGGTAATAATGATTTTATTAATGACTTATGGTTTAATATTAGTTAATAATATATCCTATGCATATACAGATTATCCTAAACCTGATCCAATAATTGAAGATATATATATGCAAGATCAAAGC